CTGACTATCATTAGAATAAATATCACTTTTTCCTGTTTTTTTAAAATTTATCAAATCTTCTTGCATTTGGTCTATTGATATCTGTGAAGTTCTTCGAGTTAAATCTCCTTTTTGTTCTGGAGTTGCCTTTTGAAAAAATTTATTAACAGTTTGAGCAGAAGACGATAATCCAACAATTCCTTCAAGACTATCTGCTCCAATTCCTGTTTGACTTATTGTTGATTCTATGGCTCCAGTAGCTCTTTTTACATCAAAAGCACCATTTTCTTTTCCTAAAACAGCTCCCATCATTTGTTGAATACCAGAAAAAGAACCAGAAGATTGAGCTACTTGAGAAATTCCTTCAACCATAGTTGAAAATCCTAAATTATCAAGACCATGTGCAACTTTCATTCCAATCAAACTTGCAAATTTTTCTGAAGTATCTAAAGATTTAACTCCAGATTGTTGAATTTGACCTAACATTGAATAAGATTGTTCTTTTGACGCTAATCCTTGTATTTCAGCACTTTTTATATTTTTAACAAGTTCTACAGATTGTTGTTCTCTTTCTGTTGTTTTAGTAGTTCCTCCAATCAATTGTTGAGCTATGGAAAAATTTTGAAGAAATTCATTTGTTCCCATTCCATATTTTTTTGCAATTCCTTGTTCACTCTCATCAGTAGTAGTTTTTAATAAATTACTTTCTAATAATTCTTGTTGTTTGTCTCCTCCTGCTGAATATCCACTTTGAACCGCTTGTGTCATGGAAGGTAATATATTTAAATATTTTTGTACAATTTGAGCAGTAGGAATTATTGATTGCTGTTGAAGATTTGTTTTTGTCGTTGTGTTTATATCTTCTGTTGTTTGTCTTTTTTGTTCATAAACATTATGAGCAATAGGAACTAAAGAAGTTGTTGAATTTATTAATGATGTTCCTACATTTATTGATTTATTAGCAATATCAGCACCAGTTTCTATTATTTTACCTAAGGAAGAATTACCAACAATACTATTTATTAAAGATTTTTCTTCTTTTCCTTCTTTCTTTATTGATGGAATTTCAAAATTAGTTTGAGGAGCTCCTGTTAAGACCATTGTTTGACCTAAGGCTCCTGAACCTTTAGAAATTGCTTCTCCTATTTTTAAATCAGCAGCTGAAGTTAATGCATCAGCAGCAGAAGCTCCTGCTTTAACTACATCTGAATATTTTAAAAACCCTTTAAAATCTGACGACATCTTTTCTATATTCGTTGATTTTTCTCTATCTCCATTTTTGTCTAATTTTCCTACATCAACTAGATTATCCTGTAGAACTCCAAAATCTTTTCCAAAAGAGCCCACTAAAGCAGAAGCATCAAGATTAGCTGCTTTTTCAATCATATCTTTACGATTAGTTAAAACGTTAGCTCCTGCAACTTTTTGTTCATCAAAAGAAGTAATTCCTTGATGAACCAAATCCAATGATGGTCTTATAAAAGCAGAAAAAGCTCCTCCAATATTTTTTAATACATCAATAGTGTTTGTTCTTTTTTCTTGAGATTCATTTTTTTCTTGAGATTTTATTTGTAAATCATTAATTCTTTTTTGAATTTCTTGTGCTTTTTCTTGAGATTTTACCTGTAAATTTAATGAATCATCTTTTTTTTGTTGGAATTCTTCAGTGTCAATATCTATATCTTGTAATTCTTCTGATGCTTTTTTTGCAGAAGATGTTAAAACAGCTAGAGCTTCTACTAATTTTGATATTGCTTGAGCTTCTTTGTCTAACTTTTTATCACCAGTTTTTAATTGATTAAAAAATTGTTTTTGCTGTAATTCTGGAGTTGTATATTTCTGAGCATCTCTTAAAGTACTTTGAACAGATAAATTCATACCTTGTTTAATTAGTTGGTCTTTTTCCAGTTGACCAGAACTAAATTGTTTTTGTCTGTTCATTTCTTCTGTAATTTTACTTCCAATGTTTTTTGATGTATTATCAATCTTAGTTTTTTCTTCTTTATTTTTTATTGTTAACTTTTCATATTCTGAGGAATCAACATCAGTAGATTTTAGTTCATCTCTAGTTTTTTTATTTTGTCTTATTTCAGAAGAGAGAGTTTGAAAATCTGTTTTAATTTGTTCAACATTTTCATCACCTTTTTTAGAAAATCCTGCTAAACTTCCAATGCTTTTAGGAAGTGGTGATTCAATAGAATCAGATATTTTTTGTTTTATTGAAGGGTTATCTCTTATTATTTCTGATTTTTGCTTTAAAGCTACTTTATTTTCTTTTTGTTGATTTTTAAAATTTACTACTTTTTCACTAATTTGTAAAGCTTCATCTTGTATCTGTTGTTCTTTTTCTTTTATATTTTTCACTTTATCTTGATATTGACCTGATAAAGGGTCTTCTTTGCCTAATTCTTCTCTATCTTGTTGTAAAGTTTGATATTTTTCATTAAAATTTTCAAACATAGAATTTAATGAATTAAATTCTTCAGTTTCTATTTTAGTTTGAGGGATTTGGTCTAAAAATCTTGAAACTGTTTTATGTTTATGTTCTACAAGTTTATGAGGAGATGATGATAATGTTTTATCTATTCCTAATAGATTTTGAGATGAACTATCTTTAATATTCCTTATTTCTGTAGTTACATTTTTTAATTTATTATTTTCTTGTGCAATTGCTTCAAAAACAGTTAATTTCTCTATTTGTAAATTAGTTATTGATGTTTGAGTGTTGTGTAAAGATTTTCTTGTAGCTGAAATTAAATCTTTATAATGTTCCGGGTCTCGTGTTAAAATTTTATATTTTCTTTTTAATGAATTTATTTCTAATTTAGATTTTTTTATACCAATATCTAATTCTCTATGTTTTTTTTGCTGTTCTGAAACATTCTGTTTATGATATTTAACAACCTCTTCGTAATCCTTAAGTGTTATATTATTGTCTTGATTTTCATTTCCTTCTATATTATCTTGATTGTCTTCTATGTTATCTTGATTGTCTTCCATTTTTTATCTCCTTTAATGTGGTATATTATTTCTCATTCTTGAACTGCGAATTGTTGATGAACCTTTTTTATCTGAAATATTATCAAAAATAAAATCTTTATAAAGTTCTACTTGCATTGGAAATTGTGTAGTTGTAGGAGTGTTATTAATTAAAGTTTGAGAAATTCTTAATTCATGAAAAATTTTTTTAACAAAATAAATCGGATAATAAAAATAAGAAATTGAATAAATTTCACCTTTTTTTTCAACTAAATTATAAGAAGGTCTTTCTTTTGTTATCCATTTTAAAAAACCGTTTTCTATTGTAAAATGATTTGATTGTTCAAAAACTTTTCCAGAATAAGAAATAAGATAGTCAATAGAAATAGGGTCAAAACTTAGTCTATCAATTCCTGTATGATTTACTTCTATATATTCATTATGTTTTTTTAATACATCTATTTGGTTGTTCAAAATTAATTTATCATAAATATTAATAATTGCTCTTTTATTTTTATCATCTGAATAATGTGTATTAATTGTTACACTAGCGGAATTATCTTCTAACTGTCCAATGTTTTCCAAAATTGCTTGTTTAGAATCTTGTGCAAAAATTCCAGCTAAAATTCCTTTTTTTACATATAAAAATCCATCTTCACAATTTAATGGACAATTTGAATGATGAATGTGGTCTTCTATTGACTGAATTCTAGGACACAAACATGCTGCGTAATGAGTAAAAAATACACCTTTTGTTCTGATTAGTTCTTGGAACTCACGCAAATTAAAATCTATTCGTGGTACGTTTTTTGCAATGTTTTGAGGTAACATTTTTTATCTCCTTTTTAATACTTTTGCTTAATTTTAGCATTTTAAAAATGCTAGAATTAAAGTTAAACAAAGGAGAAATAAATGAAACAAAAATATGATGGAACAATAATTCCGTCGGGGATGCATTCAATAGTTTTTGAACAAAATAATAGTAATAGATATTCTAAAGATTTTAATTTTTATATTGGTACAATTATTAATAAAAATATACCAGAAGAAAATAAAGATGGATTAAAAGTTATTTCTTATAATGTTAGAGTCTTACAAAATGGTTCACAACCAATTATTTTTAAAAATTGTGTTCCTCTTACTTCAATGGCTTCTTTACTAAATTATCAACTTCATACTTTAGAAACTTCTAAAGATAATAAAAAATTTCCAACAAAATATTTAGATTATGACAACAATTCTTTAACCGGTTGTGATGTTGTAATATCTTTTATTGAAGGTAATCAGAATTTTCCCATAATTGTTGGTTGTTTTCCTGTAGAAAATAATATAACAAAAGAAGAAGGAATGTGGTATATTTTTAATTTTAATGGGAAAGAATTTAAAATAAATAACAAAGGAGAATTATCTTTTGTGTCTTCAGATTTAAATACTTTAGAAAATGGTGAAACAAGAACACAAAAAAGTAAAATAATAAAAGAAAAAGAAAGAGATTTTAAACCGTTAAAAATAAATATATCAAAAGACCATGAATTTACGGTTTTGGATGGATTAGAACAAAAATTCCACATATCTCAAGTAGAAAAATTAATAAAATTTGATAACAAATCTGAATCTTTTATTATTGACCAACAAAATAAAAAAATATCATTAACATCTGGAGAAACTTTTGTTATTGATGTTAAAAAAATTTTTACAATAAATAGTGATAAAATAACAATATCATCAAATATTATAGAATTTAATATAAAAGATACTTTTACCATTAATTCTAAAACAAATGTAATAAAAAGTTCATCTAAATTAACCATTTCTTCCCCTAAAATAACAATTGGTAACGGATCTGTCGAACTTTTATCTTTAATTAATGAATTAATTGATTCAGTGGGTCTTTTAACTATTCCAACTTCATGTGGACCAACAGCTCCAGTTCAAAGCAGTCCTCAATGGGCAAAAATTAAAGCAATTCAACAAAAATTAAAATCGATTACAGGATAGGAGATATTTATGGCAAAAGACAAAAGAACTCTCTCAACAAAAATACCTAAGGACTTAAGAAAAGATGATTTTGACAATTCTTTAGGAATACCCTTTAGTGATTTTAAAAAATTATTTTTTCAGTCATGCAAAAATAAAGAGGAATTATCAGCTTGGATTGAGATTTTTTTTGGGTTTAAAGTTCCTTATCAAACAGTTTCAAGATACAGTACCTCAAACATGTTGGATTTTATTTGGTATATTTATGAATGTTTCATGTACGGAGATGGTGGAAAAAGTCTTTTATTAGTAACTAATAGAGGTGGAGGCAAAACTTTAACAGCAGCTGTATTAGAAATATTACATATGTTTCACGGAAAAGGAGGATCAATTCATGTTGGAGCTTCTTCAAAAATTTCAAAACGAGCTTATGAATATGTTAGAAATTTTGTTCAAAGAAACTCAATTATTTTAGATCCTCTACAAAGAAAAGATACAATGGAAAAAAGTGATTTTATCTTAGATGATAAAACATCAGTTTCAATTGAAGTATTAGGTTGTACATTCAAAGAACTAAATGGTCCTCATCAACCTTTAATCGTAATGGACGAATTAGACATCATAACGAAAGAACAGTTGGGAGCTTATGCTCAAATTTCTGGAATTCCTGTTAAACATCCAATCTCAAAAAAATTACCAATAGATTTAGGGATTTCAACACGAAAATCAAGAGCTGGGTTAGTTCATAAACAAATGGAATCTGCATTGGTTGATGGAAGAATTGTTCATATCTGGAATAAAATTGACATGATGGAAAGATGTCCAGATGAACGGTCTGGAACTCAAATCGTTTCTGCATGGAATTGTCAGAAAACAATGAAATTAATTTCTGAAGAAAATTTTTTAAATTTATCTGAAACACAAAAAATAGATTTTACAAAAGTTGAATGTTTTGAAGGATGTTTAGTTTGTCCTTTAGGAAGTGTATGTTTAGGAGATTCTAAAAAACAAAATTCAACATCATTTTTAACTTGCTCTTTCAAAGAAGTTACTAATTTATTAAAAAACGGAATTGATTTCTTTTTAAGTGAACAAATGTGTTTACTTCCGTCTTTGGAAGGTGTTGTTTTTAACCGTTTTGAAAAACATAAACATGTAATAACAATAAATCAAATGTGTTCAAAAATAACAGGAATTAATTATGATTATGAAGTAACTCATCAAGAATTAGTTTCTGAAATAAAAAGAATGGGATTGTCGATTTATGGTGGAATAGATTGGGGATGGAATTCTCCCAATGTTTTAGTTGTGTGTGCTATAGACCTTCAGAAAGAAGAAGTTTACATATTAGACACATTCTTTACTCCTCAATTCACAAATCATCAAGATTTTATAAATGCAATTAAAAATACTTTTCAACCTTATTACAATATAGAACAATATTTTCCAGATATTGCAGACGGTTCATCCATTGATTTATTAGAAAAAGCAGGATTAAGGGTTTACAGAAAAATTAATAAAAATATTGGATTAGGTGTTCAGATAATTAAAAATTTATTAATAGAGGCTGGAACTGAAAGATCTAAAATTTTCTTATTAAAGGATAAAAATATTTTTTTAGAAAGAGAATTAGAATCTTACAGATATGAGACAGATTCTTCGGGTCAAATTGTTGAGGGTAAATTTAATGACAGCAATAACCATTCAATTGATAGTTTAAGATATATATTAACTCATTTCTTGTCAAAACAAAGAGGTTCGTTTAGTTGTGGATTCGAAGATAGAGTGAAATTTCTTCAGACTCCGGTTGATGTAACTCCTACAGATGAAGTTAATGGAATAAAAGGAACTTGGGAAAAAGGAGTTTTTTATCCTGAACGAAAAATAGGTAATTTCTCAGTTTGGTAAAATTTCTAATTTGCTTTTACAAAGATTTTTGAATTGTTTTGGATTTTCGTATTTATCAGTATTTTCACAAGCAATTTGATACATTTGTGAAACTTCTTTTTCATCATCAAATAACCCTAAATGAATACTTTTTTTATTTATTTGAATATTTGCACGCCATTTATTAGTTTTTTTATGAAAATAATATCCAATTTTTTGTTGAATTTTTTGCTTTTTTGTATTTTGTTGATTTTTCCTATTACTTACCAATCTCAAATTTTCTATTTTATTATTTAATTTATTGTTGTCGATGTGGTCGATTTCTAAATTACTGTCTAAAATATCTCCATTAATCAATATCCAAACAATTCTATGATAATAATACAATCTATCATTAAAGCCAATTAGACAATAACCATTACAGTTATCAACATTTTTTACAGTTCTCCAATAAGACCCTCTAAACAATCTTTCTAAAGAACCTTCATTATCAATTCTGAAAGTGCTTTGTAGTTCTCCTTGTAAAACATCTTTACTATTTGTCATTTTAAAATACTCCTTTAATATTTTATCGACATATTTCAGCAAAAACTTTAGAACTATTTTATAAAAAAGCTAAAATAATTAAAAAGGAGAAATGTTATGTCAATTTTCCATACCCCCGATGCGAAAGTTATTATTCACAATTATCAAACAATTCACTCTCTTGGATATGGTGGAGAATCAATTGAAACAGAAAATAACAATACAGATATTATTGATGTTACTTCTTCTGTTTTAGATATTCAAATAGCTAAACAAAAATCTGACCCAATTGGCCAATCAACTGTAACATTATCTCCAAATATTGACTGGCTTTCAACAATCGTTCCTGCGAGTTGGATTTGTATATATTTAAAAACATCCTCTATAAATGAGGAAGAAATAAATTCTACAAAAATTATCGAAGACTGTCACCCCCTTAAATTTTTAGGGTTAATTCTTTCAATTAGAAGGAATCAACAAGTTTCGTCAAATGGAGCGATAATTACCCGTTATACAATAAACGCTGTTTCTTTTGGTTATTTATTACACACAAATATTGTCGTCAATAATATGTTTTTTTCAAACAATCAAAATGAAGCTTTAAGACGAATTATTTCAGATTTTACTCATTATGCAGATAATCTTAATAGCATTTCATGGAAAGCTTCAAATGCCGTTAAAAACACTTTTGCTTTTGTCAGTTCTTTAAGCAAAAACCATATGACAGCATCTGTAAGCCCTTTATTAGAGAATGTAATAAAAGAAATAGAAGCAATTCCAAAAGCTCTTCCAAAAATTCCAAATTCTATAAAAATTTTATTAGGAATTGACACAAATTATTTTTTTGATTCTATTAATAGTGTTAGTGGTATTGATATTAGAGGAAAGAACAATAATCAAGATATAAATTATATTAATCAAGTCGATCTCTTGGGTAGTAAATTCTTTTACCCAAAAGAAATTTTAAACGGAACAACCGTTTATAATATACTTGTAGATTACATAAATCCTGTAATGAATGAATTACTAGTCGATTTATTCCCTTTTAACGGTTCTTTATTACCTTGTATTGTTCATAGACAAATTCCTTTTAACAGTCCAAATTACAAACCGTCTGCTAATATTGAACCTTCTTTTTTTAAAGACCTTTATAATATAGAATTGACAAAAGAATTAATTATCAATGAAGATATTGGAGTTTCAATTCATTCTGAAATGAATTTTATATTCCCTACGGGATATGATACTCTTCATTCAAGCATGGCAGGAAGTGCTTCTACTTTTTTACTAAACAACCCTCCAAAAATTAATTTTAATTCGATTAATAGAATAGGACTTAAATCTTATATGCCACAATGTTCATTCACTAATGAATCTGGTTCAAATATTCATACCCCCAGAGATTGGTCACATCTTCTTGAAGATTGGTATTATAACAATTCAAGAGTACTAAACGGAAGTGTTACAACAGTAGGTGTAGATAAAATTATTTCTGTCGGTGATAACGTATCGTTTATAAATAAAGATGAAGGGTTTTCCAATCAAGGTTTTATAGGTCATATTGAAAGTATTAATTATATGTTTCATATCGATGATAATGGTGCTAAAACCTTTAGAATTACGTTTGGATTATCGAGAATTGAAACGGAAACTCATAATTCAATAACAGATGAAAAAGATAGTGAAATAAAACAATATGTAAAACAAAGAGTTTACAAGAATAAAACGTAACCTTTAGGAGAATCCATAAAGGGGAATTCATACAAATACAAGATTTTACCTTCAATTCTAAAATAATATTCGGATAAATCCGTAACATCTCTATAATTTACTAAGTTTTTAAGTTCTTTTTTATCTTCTTCAACTGAAAAATAATTATTTGCATAAATTTTAACTCTATTTAATATGTCCCAATTATTTATTTTATAATTATGGAATTTTATAATAGTTGGAATAATAGGGTTTTTAATATAATGTTTAATTTGTCTTAGAACTTCTATTTTATCATTTCCATGAAAATACATAATAAATAAAATTTTTAGTTCTCTTTTCTTTTTTTTTAATAATAAATGTTCTTGATAAAAATTAAAATCTATTGGTTTCTTTTTTAGAGTTTTTTTAATTAATATAATAATACTTTTTACATTATTATATTTGTTTTTTATCATCTTCTGTTTTTCCAAATTGTTCTTCTGATTTTTCATAAATTCTTGCTTGTTCTGTTGCTGTTTTTTTATCAAACCATTTTTTTCTTAATTCCATTCTTTCTGAAATATTTTCTCTCTGTTTAATTCCAAATCTATGGTCAACAATTTCAAACTGTTCAACATGTATATTTGGAATTTGAGGAGAATTAATCATTTTACATTCTGGACATTCAAGATTTTTAAATTTTCCATAAAAATCATATTCATTTCCGCATTTACAAACAAATTTAAAATAAGCCATTTTCAATACTCCCTTTTGATATTTTATTTTTCCATTTAATTATTTTTTCATTAAAAATTTTATCTAAATCCATTCTCGTTTGAAATAAAAAAGCATGAACATATGTAAAATAAAGTGTTTTATTTCCTGCTATAAAATATTCTATCGCTATTTTCAAAGTTTGTAAAGCAGTTTTTTCTCTAAAAGTACAAAAATAATCAGGAGAAAATGGAATTGAAGACGCTAATAAATAAGGTTCTGAATGTTCTAATTTACAGCTATAATAACAAAGAAGTGTATCAATAACTTCTTCAATACAATCTGACATTGATAAGTTTTTATAAACAGAGCCAGTAGAACCTACTAGACATAAATAAGCTTCACACAGTTCTCCAAATTCTTCATATAATTTTATCTCTTTTTCAATTGAAGTTCTTTTTTGAATATTTTCAATATCTTTAATATCTAATATTATTTTTTTAATATTGTACATAAAATTCATCTCCTTTTTGTAAAAATAATTCTACCAAATATCTTATCGGTTGTTTTTAACAAAAACTTTAATTTTTATTTTGGCGGAGGCTGAATGTGCTGCTGTGGTTGTTGTTGTCCTTGTTCTTGTTGCTGTTGAGCTTCTTGCTGTTGTTGCGCTTCTTGCTGCTGTTGTGCTTGTTGTTGTGCATTTTGTAATTGAGCTAAATTTTGCAAATATTGTCCATCGGCAATATATTTGAATTCTTCTTTTTGTGAATCTCCTTTAAAACCCAAGAAATATTCACGTAATTCACCAACTGTTAATAAAGATTTTGCTAATCCTAAAAAAGCTTGGTTTAAAGGTATATTTGAACCTATTTCATTTGGAAGTGATGGTTTTCCCACAGCTTTTAGTAGTTGATTCATCGACGCATGAACGGATTGTTCCATTTGGAGTCGACTTGCTTCAGCCATCGGTGTTTCTGAACTTAAACCCACAAAAGAAAAATAATATATTTTAGCTAAATCTGGACGAAAAGCAGGTAAAATTTCTTGATTAATGATGTTTTCTACATATCCCATTAAGGATTTTAAACCCTTCTCCGACATTCCTAATATTTTGTCTTCATTAGATTTGTTTTGATAAGTAATTTGTCCTCCGTTTGACAAATATTCAAAGCCTATTTCTGAAGGATTCACTAGAAATGATGCACAAAGAACTCGAATTAAATGGTCTGTATATCTTATTAATTCCATTTCTCTGTTTGATGCCGACATTGGAATATTATGTATTTCAGTTTCTGTAGTTGTTGACAGAATAACTTGTCTATGAGCGTTATTGTTAGCTACTACTTCTTGATTCCATGCTTCTCTAAAAGTATGAAGTTCGGTTGGTGTTAAAAATCCTTTAATTTGTAATAAATTGTTTACAAGAGAAGCTTGTGAAAATCTTAATCTATTGTAAGTATCATTATTAATATGGTCCTTCACTGCATTAATTGCTTTTTCAAGCATTCCTTCTCCGTAAGGTTTATTGAGAAAATTAGATGGTTGATAATATTTCCAGATTAAAGTCTCTTCTGAAAAGAAATTAACAGCTTGAGAATTCACTCCAGGACGTTGTACCCAATACGGACGATTAGGGTCTAAAGATTGTGTTCCTTCTTGAATGTTGAAATTATGTGTCAAAAATTTATCCAATTCATGATTATTTACTTCCAAATTAACATGATAGATAGATTCAGCAGGAACATGACGAAAACAATGAAAATTCTGATTTTGATCTAATACTTTTTCAACTGTTGAATAACCATAAATTTGAGCATCAGTAATAATTTGCCCTATAAAATCGGTAAAATTAGTTTGGTCTAAAACTGATATATTATCAGTATTACCACAATTATATAAAAAAACTGACATTAATTGAATTGCTTCTAAATCTTTTTCATTAATTTCTTTTTTATCTTTTCTGACAAAAGAAAAACCAGGAGATAATCTAAAATGCTGTGGTTTTCCAAAAGGTTCAATCTGAGTTCTTCTATGACTAAGAATAGTCCTCACTATTGTGTCTGTCTTCGCTACAGTAGTTAGAATTTCAACATTTATATCGTTTATTCTTTCTTTATAATACCCTGAATTACTACTGTAATTCAACAAAGGGTCAATAAGTTCTGACCTCCTCGATATGTAATCTGGATTAATTATTTTACTGTTTACAGTTTGTGCTGTTTTGTTTAAAAAATCAAAAAATCCCATTTTACAACCTCCTTAACTAGCTACAAATATTTTAACGTTTGCTACTATTTGGTTATTATTTGTTATTACTAGAGTATTAAAACTCATTGTAGAAAAGAGGATTCCAACACAAGAATCATCGTTGAATGGTGGTTTTACTTTAAATGATTGATTATCTACTAAAATTATAACTTCTTGATTCGTTTCGAGATATAAGAAATTATAAGAATATTGAGAGAACTGAACATTAGTTATTTGAACATCAATCTCTTCTAAAAATTGAGGAGACTGATAAATAACAAATCTTGATGTTACTTGAGATATTTTGAAAACTCCTTTATTAGGATAAGATATTCCTCCTTCCAATTGAATATAATCATCAATCTGAACTCCAGAAGAACTAAATACGAACACTGATGAATCTTCTAACAATTGAAAATTACCATCAATAAGTGATGGAGACAAAATACTAATTTCTTTATTATTTTTTATAGCAACTATAATATATGAATCCCAATATTCAGAAGGAAGTGAAGTCCCTTCTCCAAGATAAATGCTGTCTCCAACTGACATATTAGTACTTATATTAAAAGAAGATGATAATTGAACAATAGTTGCATTTAATCTTAAAAGAGATATTATATTTCCTGTAAGTAAAGAATTTCCTATTCTTTCTGTTCTTAATCCTGCATTGAAATTTGGTGTAATCTTTACTAATCCATATCCAGATGTTTGAGTAATTGACCAACTTCCTGAATTTGTTGTGTTTCTTACTGTGCTAATAATTGTTTCAGAAGAATTTGGAGATATTTCAAAAACTTGAGATTTTGATTTAGTTACGTTCAAATCGATTAAATCTCTTTCATAAAGAAAATCATTCAGTTTTGGAGAAGTTGTTGAGATTAAATCAGAATAAACATTTATTCTTGAATTAACAGATAGTTTCATATAAACTCCTTTGTTTTTTTTCATTCTATTATTTTAGCATAATTTCACAAACAATTTGATAACCTTTTAAACTGTTCGGTATTAACGAATTGTTCAACTGTCCCACAAGTTAATCATATTTAATCCACTTATTTTTCTTGAAAAAGTTACATTCTCTTTAAACAATCTTATTGAAGAATTTTCAAATATAGTTAAAAAATAAAAAAACCCTTTTCCTTTATAAAGATTCTCTTTTACATATTTTGAATCAATCCAAAATTTTGAACCAACAACGACTTGAAGTCTTATACAAACTTTTTTTGGAACTAATATTAAAGTAGAATTACCATCAATTGATAATATGTTCTGAACATTTAAATGAAGTTTTTTAAATCTTTTATTTTGAGAATTAAAATTAAGATGATTTAATTTAAAGTTATCAATTTCTTCTTGACTTGTTGGTTGAGGTTTTTTTGAAGGAGTAATGAATCCAAATTCTTTAATTTCTTTCTTGTATGAGAATTTAGGTAGTACTTTTGTATTTATTTCCTCCGCTTCCTCTTCTTCTTTCTTCTGAATTTTAAAGGAGCTTTCTGGTTCTTTTTGAGATATCTCTGTCTCTTTTTGAGATGGTATTACTAAATTAATTTCTGGATTTTGTATCTTTCTTTCAAAGAAATTAAAAGCATTTTTTCCTTCTTCTGTTTTGTTTCCCATGCAAATAAGTTTAGCTTTTCTTAAAGTAATTAAACATTTTTTATCCACAACAATAAAATCTTCTCCTTCTTTTAAGAATCTTATTTTGTTGTTTTTCCAAATAGAATATTCTTCATCCTTATTTCTTAAATACAAATAAAGGTCATTTAAATCAAATAGAATAATTTTAATATTACTAATTTCATGAATCACTGTCTTAAGAGTTGGTGTAGTTTCCATAAAATTCCTTCATTTATTAAGAACAGATTAAATACCATTTATATACTTATCGGCATATTTTGATAAAAACTTTAGAACTATTTTAATTTATTTTAATTTATTTTAATTTATTTTAATTTATTTTAATTTATTCTTTTTTTTGTCCTATATGTTGCTATTACAAACTTATTTAGCATATCTTAAATTCAATTCTTCAGATGTATTCAATGTTGATTTTACTATGAAGTTCATATGGATTTTATAGATTTAATTAACAACTTAATTAAACAGAACAATTATCTTAAGCATATTCCAATTCGTTTTTCTCTTTTAATCTTTTAGCAATTGATGATAGACCTTTTGATGTGATGTAAATGTTATCATAAAATTTGTCATTCATTAGAACTGACCTAACTACAACTAATCCTTTTCTTTTAATATCTGCATATGGAATATCATTTCCATTCACACGGTGTACAACTTTTATGTCCCTTAACCATTGGCAAAATTTATGCAATGACTTCAGACCAAGTTTAGCAACTACCTCTTTTCTCGTGTATAAATCTTTAACATTTGTTAAATCATTAATTAGTTCATCAAGTGATTCTATTACAGAGTCTTTTTCAGCTATTTCTTTGTCTTTCTCAGCAACTTCTAATTGTAATTTTTCAATTTTTTCTTCAGATTCTAAAGCTAATTTTAAAATTTCTTTTTTAGTTAATTCTTTAGATTGTTGTTGATGACTGTTTAATAAGTTTCGCATACGAATAAACTCTTGTGTATACAACAGTTTGAACTTTATTGCTTCTTTTCCTGTAAATCCCATTATAAGAATTGTTGTAAACTCTTCATCTAATAATATCATTCTTTGTTTTTTGTTTTGAATGTCTGTATAAGAGGACTCCTCAAAAGTGAGGAGTCCTAGTTCTTTCATTTGCAAAATATTATCAATCACTCTTAAAACGTTATCATGTCGTTTGCCAAAAACTTCAGCAATATTTAAACTGCTAGCCATTAATTTACCGTCAATTTCAACTACTTCTGCGCTTACATTGTTCATAATTTTCTCCTTTCAAGAGAAAGTAAATAATTTTTCCTTATAATATATTTCATCATTTCGTTTATCATTATTTTATCAATTTAACTCCTTATGTTGATATGTAAAAGTTATTTAACACGTCTTAAAAACGATTCTACAGATGAATAGAAGATGTTCTTTAACCACTTATAATTGTTGATTAGAATACTTTCTATTATCTTCAGAGCACTTTCTATTATCTTCAGAATACTTTCTATTATCTTCAGAAAGATTTGTATTTCTTCTTCTCCCCACATATTTTCTTTTGCTTTTCTTGTTTCCCTCTGTTTCCGAATTTCCTATATCATGAGATAAACAGCTTTTTTTAAAGCATACTATGGCCTAAATCGAATTATAAACATCGTATACAATCAATTAAAATCGTTTATAAAAACGTTTATAAAACAATTTATATCGTTCGGTCTTCACCGAACTCAGAGTGATTCTTCGAATCACTCGTTCTTTCATATTTTTATTATTCTTTTTATTAATCTTTATAAAGTTTTTTAATATTAAATCTAAAAGTAATTATAAATGAATTATAAAAGAATTGAAAATTAATTAATAAATAATTTTAAAGAAGAAAATCCTAAACCCCATGTTTATTTCTTATCCAACATATAAATATATTGTAAGAAAAGGCACACCGTCAATCTCTCCCGAACGCCCAAAAAATAAAAAAAACCATTTATTAAATAATTCTCTTCATATTCCTCCAGTTTCAATCTAGTGATTAACCCCTTTCGCAATTAGGGCTTCAGTGTATTCATCACAAATACACCTATCACAGATATGTTATTTCGTAGTCCTGGTAACGAAATAACTAGTAAGAGCAAGTCTAGCCACTTTTGATAGTTCCACCTTGAATCAACGCGTTCACTAACTTGCAATGTAGATTCTCACTACAGTAAAAGAAATATGAAACTTTTACTTGTTCGTAAAGAAGTTATTGATAAACTTCTAAAACCCTTAGTTTGTTAGTTGAGAAAGT